GTCGTTCAATTTTCAACTGAGATTCGACGGAAATCCCATATCGACTTTCAACCAATAGCCGGGTCGCAATTCCAGGTTCACGACGCTTGGGATGCGAGTCATAAGCTTTAACGAGCCTATCTCGAACCCAAACCTCTTTCATTTTACCTATAAAACCACGTAACCCCTGCTTGATCGAATGTCGATCCGTCATCCGCAGACTATAATCAGCCAATGCGCCCAATATTGGACATCCACCATATTCATATAACATGGACAAAGCTTTACAGCGTAACATTTTCTGCAGGATTCTATCTCCCGCACGAACATACTGCCTACTCGCCCACCCAAATTTAAGCATAGCATTCACTGGATTTGTGACATTGATACAATCAATTGGATCAAATATCAAGCCACAGAAGCTCGCCTCCTCTAATGAAGGAACTTCCTCGAGTTTAATTCGCAAACCCAGTGCGGCGAAGTCAGCGATAGTAGGAGGGGGACCATCAATTCTGGTCACACCATCATCTCCTTCCACTATCATCTTACACTTCCAGCCACGCTTATGACATAAATATGACATGAACATTAAGTTAGAAAATCCATTACCAAGCGACGTACACATCTCACCACTCATTCTGGTCGCATCCAAATTCACGTTAAACCCGTTAAATTTACAATGATTTCTGCCTGCAATCACCTCCTCGCAATCAGCTATAAACTGATCACGATCTGGGAGGGCTGAAACCATATATTTATACAACACGAGTTCACACGAATCCATAAGGTCTTTCGTAAACAAAGACTCAAAAGATGTGTAGTCCGTCACCAAATATCGCCCACCCACGGCATACAATTGTTCCATTATATACCTAGGGCGGTCTGGGACCGGAATATGCTTGATAAAGGCTGGATGCTCAAACAATGATTTTTCAATCAATTTAAATATAGGACCAACCCTACACTTAAACTTATCAGAGCGTGAATTGATAGGACGAGCGTGCTTACACTCGTCACAATCCACATAAAACTCTTCTTTGATAAATGAATTCACATCCGCATCGGCGTTGCCATCTGTGTATTCCGTGTGACAAAATAGCAGCTGCTTCCGCCGCCACAACGGATAGTTCGACTCTTCTAACCACAGATGAACTGACACGTCCGAATCTTGATCCAATGGGACCAGATTTTCCCTAACCCAGGCTTCCACAAATTTCTTAAACTCAACCACAAGGTGGAAATTATCATAATAAACTTCACCTGATTCGAGGGTTATGTGGGGGGTAGGAGGTTTCGAACAAAACCTCTTCGCTGCGCCCGCCAGCTTCGTGTCGAGATCATCTAGGCATGGTTTGGTTGGTGCTGCACCTTCTATATG